GGCTCTTCATGCTTCCCATGGGTTTAATCTCTTTTTTCGGTTGCATCTTGCTGAAGATTTCATAAATCTCCGTCACAGGTGTGTCGGAACTGAACTTCGCCGAAAAGTCCCTAAACTCCTTGCTGTTGTACACATCCTCCGTCACGCCGAGCGCAGACAGCTCCCTTCCTCTCTCGGCATCCTTTCGGTACTCGGCCAGCTTCCGGAATACTGCCTTGTCCCTCGGATTCATGTTCTCGACACCGATTTTTGCCAGTCTGTCGGTCTCTGCGATTACCTCTTCCCATCCGGAAGCGATAACATCCTCCGCCTCTGCCTTTGCAAGAATCTCAGTGTCACGGTCGGAGTACGCCGGAGCATTCGGAATCTTCACTCCTCTGCCCTCGTAAAACTGTCGGAACTCACTCGTCACTTCCGCCACATCGTTCTTCCCGGTTCCCGCTCTCAATACGTTTACAAGCTCGCCATACTGGCTCTCATACTCTTTGCGTACCTTCGCTTCCAACCGGCGCGCCTTTTTGTCCATCGCTGCACCCAGTGCTGCCTTAAACTCCTCTTCGGAGTAGACCTTCTCCGGTTCCGCTACCGGCTGTTGCACCGGTGCAACTTCTCCATCCTGGCTTACGGTTTCTTCTGCGGCCGCACCCGCATTTTCAGCAATGTTCTCCATTACCTCTTCTTCGTTTTCAAACATGATATGTCCTCCTATTTTTTTGCTGGTGTTTGCTTCACCTTCTCCATGTGCTTTTAAGGTCTTCAAAGCTCGGACCATATAAAAAAGCCCCGTAGGGCTTCTTTACTCAACAATTTTCCAATCCTCGGCCAGCATGTCCGTCTGACTCGCAAGCCAGCCAACGCATACATCACCATTTGCAGTACGCATATCAATATGTGAAAGGAACTGCACAACGCCGGTATCATGCATCGCACCTTCATCCTTTGCTAATGCATCATAGGCTTCTAATTGCAACATATCAACATCAACCAAACGGCCATGTACCAAATACAGGTACATTCCTTTTCCGTTCCAGCCTTCTCTTGCAACCTTCTTACCCTTTTTCAGTGCTTCAAGTGCAAGCCCGAATGTCATCTTGTCACATTCACGGTAGGCTTCCTCAAACTGCTTTTCCGGCGACCATGACTGATAGCCATCCGAATACTCTACCAAGTACCCTTCATCCTCCGGATTCTCGTTCTCAGGTATGTCCCAACCTCTGTAATTGTTGTATTCCCCTCTTGTCATAGGTGTTGCTTTGATAATTTTGGTTCCAATATAAGCTTTCATGTCATTCTCCTTCCTAGTTATCATCCGGGTTGTCCTCAATAACCTCAATCTCTTCTTCCGGTACGCCCGCTGCCGGTCCGGCTGCCTGCCGTTGCGCCGCCAGCAGTTGTGATGCCTGCGTCTGCGGATCTCCCATCAGGAACTGCTTCACGCTCTGCTGTATCATCTGGGACTTCATCTGAATCATTGCAATACGCTTCTGCTCCTCCTTAATACGTTTCGCAGCGTCCTGTATCTTGACCTTCGGTGCCACACTGTCATCGTCCAAAAGGTCTCCGTACACCTCTAACTCACTTACCCTCTGGGCGGTAAGGTAGCCGCCGGTTAAAAAGTTCTCGAGAGTTCGCTCCTGCGCAAACTTATCGTACACACTCTTCGGCGTAACCTCCACCTTAACAGTTGCCTGAAGTTCATTTAATACCGACTGCGGTACATTTACAATCACTACCGTTTCCTTGCCGGTATTCGGATCCGGGATTTCCTCCTCCATGTTAACGCCATCAGCGGAATATGCAATCAGATAATCCAACCAAATTCTTGCAAGGTCTTCGATAAAATTCTTGTAGTCTTCCTTCTGCTCCGTCATCGGTGCCTGGGATGCCTGCTGTACTGCAAGGATTGCTTTACCGGAAGCATCCTCCGGGTTTATCTGACCCGTAGCAATGTCTCCGGCTCCCGCAAGTTCTCTCGTCATCTGAATCAAATCATCCTGCAGCTGCTTTACATCCGGAGACATCTGTGCCGGTGGAAGCGTTCCAACCACCTTCCGCACATCATCCACGGTCTGTCCGGCAATCTTTATCACTCCACCCACCGTATTCAGTTCGCCCGGGTTAGTAATTTTTGTCGTGTCCGCAATCTTCTTCGGGTACGCCTGTTCCTTTACCGTAAGCACACGCCGCATCTCCGTACGGTTCACTTCTATCTGGGTCGGAATCAGGTACCTTACCTCTCCTTCGCCGCGGGCACTACCCTCTTTCTCCTCCCAGTTAAAATGCGCCACCGGATACAACGTCAAGCCGGTATCCGTATCTTCTTCAATGACTACCCAACGCGTCGCCACAGAGTAATGTACGGTACCGTTATCCTTGTACAGCTTGTGTACAATGGTGACCATGTTGTCCACCTCGTACTTGGCTGCTTCTCCGCTTTCTTCAAAGGTATCGTTGTCGCCGATAATCTGCTCCATCAGTTCCTCGCTCATGCCACGGGCGCGGGCATATTCCCTTGCCCTGGATACCGGCATACGCTTCCGCACGAGAATATACGGCTGAGCCTGAATATCATCATCGTTCTCATTGCCGTAATACACATCGTTCTTCTTCACAACCTCATTTACCGGAATTGCCTTTTCCACGTCGTAATCCACATAGATAATGCCTTCATCATTGACGGCGCTGTCCCTCGTCACCTTACGGCCCTTGAAGTCCATCTTATCCCGCTCCCAGATACGGCGTGCGTACCGGTTCAGGATGTTACAATACCGGTCTGCCTGTTTGTAGAACTCTGCATTTCCGAAATTCTCCGAAGAGTAATGTATCGCGTACAGATTGTCGTGGATAACTGCGCGCTTGTACTTTACGATCGGTTTGATGAAATTCTTCTGAATCGGCTCAACGCCGCCCAGCTTGACACCGGCCCACTGGTTTCCGTTGAAGAAACGGTAATTCCGGTCCGTGTCGGTGTAGATACCCATCATCCGGTGATAGTTTCTTCCCTTCTCGTACAGTCCCCAAATCTCCGTCTCCCTGATTTCACGAATATCCATTACCCTTCACCTCCCGGCACATCCTTCTGTCCAAGCCCGGTACCATCATAGCTCTCAATATTCTGCATAATGATTTCCATCCGGGTCTGTTCCTTTCGCTGTTCCTCTTCCGCCAGCTTCCGTTCCCTGTTCTCCCTCATGACCTTCACCGGGTGCGGTGCCTCAACCGTCTCTCCTCTGCTTACCGTCTGGCCAACCTTCGCGCCAACAAAAAAGCACACGATACAAAGTGTGCCGACTACCAATGCCAATAATATTTCCATGCTTCCTCCTTATACAACCACAATACTCTCGCCATAATCCTGTACCGTCTCTTTCTTCTTCTCCGAATCGAAATGATGCGTCGGCGGTACATTTATCGGCTCCTGCGTAAACAGAACCTGTCCTCTCGCCTCATGGGCGATTGCAAGTCCCATCATATGATCATCGTGGAATCCTTCCGGCGCCTCTATTCTTCCCTGCTCGTTCCTGATAATTGTAAGCAGCTCCTCCAGCGTCTCCGGATCGTTGATAGTATCCGTATGCTCTCTTACAATCTCAATCAGCCGTGAGATAATGGTCGGGCGCGTCAGCTGTGTGGTCTTGAAACCGAACCGCTTCTCCTTCTTGTTCGTGTATTCGTCAAGAACTTCTCTCACATACTGGTTCGGGTACCCGATACGCTGCAACTCCATAATCGGGAACGTATCAAAGTTTGCTTCAATACCAATCAGCGCCCACTTGTAATACATTCCCAGACAGTACATCTGCTTTGCATACTGGTCTGCGTTGAACTTGTGGCTCATGGCTGCCACCTGAATACCGGTTCTGGCATCCAGTACGTGGCCCGTGAAGTTATCGCTACCGTCTCCCGCGGTATCACCGCCAATGCAGTACTTTGTCACCGCCGGAGTATTTGGTAACTGATAAATGCGGATATAACCGTTTCTGTCGTTCATCCAGCGGATGTTCGTCAACTTCAGTCCGTCGTAATCGTACAGGAAGTAACCAATCTTTAACGGCTTTCTCTTCTTTGCACGCTCCAGCTGTGCCAGAAGCTTTTCCGTATCAAATACGGTCTTACCGGACAACAGGAAGGCTTCCTTCGGCGTACACGGGTACTCCTGCTTTATCAGGTCCTTGTCCAAATACTTCTCGTATTTGTTCCAGTACCAATACAGCTGCTCCGGCTCAAGGAGTTTTTCATCCCTCAGCCATCGCAGCCGTTCATTAATCCATTCATTCTTTGCATCAATAAAAGCAAGGAATTTCTGCTTTGTTTCCTCACTCGGAAAGTTTACCCGGTACTCCGGCGTTCTCCACCATTCGTAGAACAGGTTGATATGCTTTCCGCTGTCCCACATCTTCTGGAAGTCGTTGTAACCGTTGG